CTTTTAACTTATAGTATCCGATATTTTTAATGTAGATACTTGCATTTTCAGAATCGATTGTCATCTTTCGATCACTAAAAACATTTACAAGTTTTTGATCTTCATCTTGTATATTCATTTTTAATTCCAACTTTACTATAAAAAAAGCCCGAACATAATTGCCCGGGGACTTGATATGCCTTTATTATATGCGGCACCATATTGAATGTCAATTTTAATACAGAAAAGCCCGCCAGACAAGGAAGTTCATCCAAATCCAGCGGGCTTAATTTATATATGGGCCAACTTGCGTATCTGTTTCAATGTCACAGGTTGGTCCAATTTAAAACTAGTTAGCGAATGCAGACTTCAACCAGACCGCCTCACCATTCATCTCTACTTCAATTGATGATCCAACACGTTGCAATACCTTGTATCGTCCATTCAAAGTGAAGTATTCCGGAACTCCGTTGTTACCAAGGCCGTTTTGGTCAGTCAAAGTATTTCCAAAACGGTCGGTCAACGTTACTGATACAGCCGGCATATCGTTGTGATAATCTGCTACTGGAATAGCCATATCATTGTTTCGAACGTACACACCACCCAGCTCATATTGCCAGCTATCCAAGACAAACACGCCGTTGAATTCTGTCGTGTCTTGGTGTGTGTTGGCATCCAAGATTTCGACGTTCTTCTTTGACACCCAAGAATAGATGTCATCAAGCAACACACGGTCGCCATCAACTTCTAACACCTTGTGTGGCACACCCTTGATGAAATCTGGGATAGTTTCACCAGTCGCATAGTGCGTAGCGCTGAAGTTAACCTTTACAGTCATTCCCGCTGCAATATCTGACTTCGGAGTGTTGTCGGCTTCCTTACCGGCATTCACAGCTGGCGTGTCCGTGTTTGGATTGCTAGGATTACCGTTCTTGTATCCATTATCAGTGATACCGCTCAAGTCAACGTTGCCGTCCAACCCACCGGCAACATAAGTCGATGTGAATTGAAACAGTCCAACGTTATCAAACGATGGGAAATAGTTGTAATTAGGGTCTGACGTCACTTCATAGTTGGGATATTCTGCAAGCCAAAGCTCGTATGACTTAGCAATACGTTGCAAGTCTGTAGATGCTTGCAAATAGTTCTTATATCCATACACCATTGGTGTGTAACCAGCGTCCTTAATGCGTTGCAAGGCGTGCATGATTACGTCAGTGTTTTGTCCACCGCTCTCAACGTCAAGTGCGACAATTGAACCCTTTGGCGTCTGCACCTTTGGCAGGAAGTAGTCCAATACCTTATCAGCCGTCGCATAATCAGTGATATCTTGCCACCACATATACGTGTGAGCACGCTTTCCCTGTGCAATTGCATATTGAACTTGCGTTGCGTACGTTGATTGGTCATAGATATATCCGTGATACCCACCAATTTGAGCGATGGCAAACTTATCGTGACCATATCCAAACTTACCTTGCGAACCTTGGTAGATTGACCAATCAACACCCTGGTCGCCTTTGGCAGCATATACTGATGGTACTGATCCCATAATTAAAAGCGCCCCAGCCGAAGCCAAAGCGCTTTTTAGCAATTTATTCATATTAATCCTCCTATATGCAGTAGATTAAGAAAGTTTGATAATGGTGACTGTCAAATTTGACATAGTGACAGAGCTATTCAAAGGTTGGTTAGCTGTTAAGCTACTATCATTAGAAATGATTACAGTTTTGCCTGTCAAATTTGTATCCCCATAGAACTGGCCACCTTGACCAATTGTGACCGAATTACCACTAGCGTTAAATACGACTAAATACTTGGTTGAACCAAACGTTAATTCTTCAGTAATCACTCCATTTGAAGCGTTTGTGACCTTTTCTGCACCTGTCTGGGTAGGAGTCCAAGCAAGATATCCATACTCATCAGGCCAAAATTGTGGATTGGATTTTTTAAATTTAATCAAATCCCCAATAAAGTTAACAGCACTTTGATTGTCCTTGACATTATCCCAATTTATGCCGTTGACTACATCTCCTGCAACTATTACGGTACCGAGATTATTACCTGGCCAATAATTCCCATGGTAATTACCATTACTATCCAAGGCAAAAAGTCCATTGTATGAATTTTTGGCAGTATCCCATGATGCAGAATACCATGCAGGTTTTTGCATACTACCTGATTGATAAGCCTGTGTCTGTGTAGGTGATAGTGGTGTCAAATTTGACGGATTGACTAATTTTGTACGGTTAAACTCCTGACCTGCTTCCATAAATGTAATACCATTTGCAAGAATATTTGTAGCATTTGCAAACGCCACTCTTGCTTGGTGTGTCGCCACAGAATCATTTGGATTAGATAGCCATAGTGAGTCACTTACAGTATAGCCATCATGGCACTCAATATAATTGACAGACTGGCTTGGATTACCAAAATCCTGCAGTGAAGCATTTCCATTCCAACCTCCAGAACCCAAAAGTGCACTTGCAACATTTGTGGTACTTGTCGTATTTCCTGATGCTAATCCAGTTGCATTACCTTCGTTGTTAACAATGGCGTCACGTTCACTTGGATTGAAGAATCCAATACCAAGAACCTTTTTGGCGTTATTGATAGACGTTTCAGGAATATTATTTGCATTAGAATCCTGCCAACCTTCTCCATACATAATGATACGTGGGTCAATTGCCATCAGTGCGGCACGCAGTTTATTCATAGTATTGCTGTCTAAGAGTGACATTAAATCAAAACGGAATCCGTCAATGTCATAATTTTTAGCCCAGTAAATTACAGCGTCAATAATGAATTTGCCAAACATTTCGTGGTCACTTGCTGTATCATTACCACAACCAGATTGCGTATACTTACGGAAATAATAGCCTGGCACTGATTTTTCAAAAGGAGATTCTCCCTGGTCAGAGACGTGATTGAAAACCATATCCATAATCACACCAATACCATTTACATGAAGTCCTTGTACCATTGATTTCATTTCAATAATGCGTGTGACAGGATTGATAGATTCACTGGCATATTCACCCTCTGGCACCATTTCATTTTGCGGGTCATATCCCCAGTTGTAGTTATTTGGTTTCTCAGGAGTACGGTTTCCCGATTCATCGACTGATGAATACTGACTAGATGGCATGATTTGAACATAGTTAAAACCTTCATTCTTCAGATAATCAAGTCCAGTCGCTGTACCTGTATTTGGATTAGTTGTTCCTGACTGAATCACTCCAAGATACTTACCACGTTTATCCTCTGAGACACCAGATGTTGGTGAGATTGTAAAATCACGAATATGTAGTTCATCAACAACTGCTTGCGTTGGAACTGCTACCCGCCAAGTTGCAGAATCACCTTGCGCAAGTACCAGATTTGACGTGATGCTTTCAGGTGATACGACAACTGAACGATTCCCACCTTGTGTTGTTGCAATAGAATAAGGATCATTGGTTGTATTGATGGCAAGGCTTGTATAAAGTGTTCCATAAGTTGACCCAGAATAATCACTAATGGTTCCATTAGCAAAAGTCAGTTCGTAAACATAAACCATGCCATTTTGGTCACCAGGAATGGTCAGAGACCAAACTCCAATTGTATTGGTTGCGTGATTATCTGGTGTCGCTGATGTCCCACGTGTCATTAGTGTTGACGAGACCTGTGGTGCTGTCGGACTGTTATTCTTCCCATAACTTATCAGCTTCACGCTAGTTGCAGTTGGTGACCAGATTTTGAAAGTAGTGCTGGTTGGTGAATAGTTAAATCCCAAATCTGTACCAGCATAGGCCCATCTTTTATCAAAAGATGTAAAATCGTTTTTTTGTAAGGCATTTTTCTCGTCTTCTAGAGCTTGTGCAGCATATTCTGATGAAGATTCGACTGCGTCAGCCAACGTACCCCCTAGCGATACAATAGCAGATTGTATTTTTGTGTAATCCGATTTTGTCAAAGTTTCTGATGGATTAGGACACCAATCAGTAGCTACACTGCCCTTTTCTAACTTAAATTCTTTGTAGTCAACTTATGTCGTGTCGTTTTCTACTGTACCAAACACTCCTGTGACATATCTCAATGTTCCTCCAGCAGGTATGGTAATTGTATAGGTTGAATATCCAGATGAGCCAGCAGCAATATAGTCTGAACTACTGTACTGCTGTGCATTGTTTGAATCTAACCAAGCTATCTGAACTGCCATTGGATGAGAATAAGGTTGCAACCAAGCACGAGCGGTAAATGTTGTATCTGTTGAGCAAACCATATCCACTTCGTATTTAGGCATTCCTGAATTATAGTATTGTACTTGTGCCGTACCCAGATTGTTTGTTGTACCTGTTAATAAATTAACTCCTACAGCACTATTATCAACTTGATTTTTCAAGCTCTGAAATGCAGGTGCACTAATTAACCAAGCATTATCAACAGTCCCTGTATCACCTTTAGGACCTTGTGGGCCAACGTCACCCTTAACGCCTTGGATACCCTGTGGTCCTTGATCACCCTTATCACCCTTAGGTCCTTGAGGTCCCATAGGTGCTTGATCACCCTTATCACCCTTAGGACCTTGTGGTCCACCAGGGTCACCCTTGTCGCCCTTATCACCCTTGTCACCCTTAGCAATTGTCTTGGTATATTCAGCAATCTTTTCATCAACTGAACGCAAGACGGTGTCAAAGGTTATTTGCGGGACTAACTTTCCTGCTGTGCTATGAAGGTTCTTACCTACCGTGAAGTCGATTGTTCCCTGTGATGGGTATACCTCAACATCACCGTCTGAATTGGTAACAGATACTTCCATGTGATACGTGTCAGGCGTTAATTGCTTTAATTGTTCATTGGAGAAATCCAACGAAATCACGTTACCATCAACCACAGCTGGTACATCGAATAGATAGCCAGAATCATTAGCAATCACGAACGGCACAGCCTTCCCTGTGACATCTTGTGCCTGACCTCCATTCCAGAGCCGGAAATCAAAGACTGTTGATGTATCGGCCACCTTGTTTAAGGCGTCGCCCAGAATCTTTACTGTTTTCATTTAACCGTTCCTTTCATAAGCTTCACAGCTAATTCAATGGCTTCATCGATATCCTTAGCAGTGAATAGATGAGCCTTGTCAGCTTTCATCAGATAATCTGTAATCATCTTAATTGCTTGAGCCTTTTGCGTTTGGCCACCGTCAAAGGTCGCCTTAGCCCAATTCACTGCATTTTCTGCAATACCTAACAAGGCTGTGAGCCTCTTATTGCGGGCAAATCGTGTTGATAGCCAACCAATTGCCAAAATTAAAAGCGCTGGAACAATACCTGATTGCCATAGCGCTTCTGCAAAGGTTATTAAGTTATTCGTTGTCATCGTGATGTTCTCTCCAATCTTCGAGTACGCTTATTCGTGTCTCGTGTTCGTCAATCCGTGAATCATAGCCTCTCAAAGTGTCCTGCAAACCAGCAATTGTCTTATTCAAACTGTCGATTGATTTAACAAAGGTCATCTTGATCACGAACCACATTGCGGCACTTAGGGTTGCCAGAACAGTGAGCCAACTCGCTAAGTCGTGTGGAAAAAATCCCATATTCTACGCCTTTCTTTTATTACTTAAAGTAGCTGCCAGTTGCCAAAACTTGACAATCAGTGGACTGCTCATTCAGGCCATGCATCAGTAGTGATGTATGTTCCTGACAAACGTGGTTGATCACCTGCTGAATACGAGTCGTAACTATAAATTGCACCAGCGTCGTCAAACGAGAAGAATTTAGCTGAGCCGCTTTGGCTAGCTGCCCTGACGTTCTGTTGTAAAACGGGCTTGAAACCATTTGGAATAACATTACTAGTTAAACCAATAGGAACAGTTGCGTTAAATGCAGAAACAACAGAAGTGAATGTTACTAGCTTGCCAATTCGTACGAACGAAATTGTTGCGCCAAAGTAGTTGACGGAGGTTGATGCAAGGTTTTGGTAATCGTCTCCAGATACTTTCAGTCCGTTGGTATTCAACCCTTTTGTGAACGTAGCTGTTTCAGTGAAGTTATTTTCAACGTTCAGCATAGCTACTTGCTTGGAATCAATTTGCCCTGCCAGATTCTCAACTGACGTATTCAAAGTTTCATAAGCAAGTTGTTGTGCCTTGATATTGTCATTCAAGCCACTGATACGTGAGTTTGCTTCATCAACAGCCTTTTGTACTGAATCGATGTAATCCTTTGAAGCGTTGGCCGTGAACAGAATGTTGTTAGCCAACACCGTGAACGTTACTGGGATTGAGCTGATAACCGTACCAGCACCGTCTTGAACGCTTAGATATGCTTCTCCGATTTCCCCAGCTGATTGGTACATCTCTCCTGGGATTAGCATTGAGAACAACCCACCAGTGGCTGAAATCATGTCATGAACCCCAGAAATTTGCTTAACCTTACCTGCTGAATCCTTTGCCGTAAGAACAACATTTTGACCGTCAAGATTGTGTGGCAAATTGCCGTCCTTGATAGCAAAGTAAACGATACGACCGTTGTCACCCTGTCGTCCTGACAATGAGTCAATCAACGTCACATCAGTTGTGTCTAGCAACGTGTTGACAACGGCATAGCGACCCTGTGATTGTGCTTGTGTAGCCATATTTTCTTAATTCCTTTCGATTAAACCGTTGAGAATCATAATCTCAACCATGTTTCGTAACGTATTTTCCATATCAACCAAGTGGCCATTGAAATCATCATAAGATTCCCCCAAACCGCTTAGATCGCTGCCCCAGTATTCATGCCCTTTGGCCTGTATGCCCTCCATATCAACAAAATGGTACTCGTTAAAGATGTCCACCAGTCGATTGAGGTTATTTTTGAGCAAAATTAAAGCACTCCCAATATTTGAGAATGCTTGCTCGTTGTATTCTGTAATGTTCAGCGTCTCAATTGGTGTCGGCATATCTGTAATCATGCCAACATCATAAAACGCTTGGTAAATCTGGTGAGTTGTACCATCAGCCCCAGAAATACGCTCAGGTAAATCCAAAATCATTTTATTCCACCACCTTTGTTGTCAGTGTCCCCTTATCATCAACCACCAATTGATACTTAGTGCCATTTGGACTGGTTAAGACCACTGTGCTCAGGTCAGGCTTGCCTGCGATAGCTTGCCAATGGGTGTAGGCATAAGCCTTATTTCCATCGGGGTCAGCATATTGCACGATTGGCGTGATCTTAGGTGTCTCAGGTTCTGGGTCTGGTGTCACACGGTCTGACTTAGCATAGGCTTGCCATGCTTTGACATCACCATAGAACTTGTCCAAATCCAGATTGCCATTGTAGCCACTTAGGCGCCCCGTTGAAGCATACTGGAATATTGCTGGTGCACTCCATGAGCCATAACCTTTATCGTCTGTCCAAGGGTTATCTTGGTACCCAGTGGGGTTTGAATCTGCGTATTGGGCGACCCAGAGACCATAATTGGCACTCACTGTTGACCAGTCGTAACTGCTTGTAACTGATTTGCTCATGTAAATCAATGGCCTGATACCAGTCTGCTGATATACGTAATCCAAAAAGGCCTTAGCGTAACTAACACCCTGCGTTACAACAGCACCTTCCCAATCTAGGAACAGGACAGCTTCTCCAAGATACCCCTGAACGTTGCTAAGGAAGAATTTGGCCTCTGCTTCAGCACCAGCACCTGTCGCTAAGTGGTACACACCTAACAAACGGCCTGTTGACTTAGCGCCTTGGTACTGGGTATCAGCCTCAGGTGATACATAGGTGGTTCCTTCGGTGGCTTTAATAATGACGAAATCAGCTGGGACAGCACTTAGGTTAATACCAGCCTGCCAGTTTGATATGTCGATTCCATTTAACGTCATGATTCAACCTTTCCGATAACCCACATGTTACCTGTTGTCTCTGTGTTCTTTTTTGCCGTGTTGACTGTTGATTGTTGTACCATTTGGGCGTCCAGATAATTCTTGCGGGTGTTGTTCAAAGTAATCTGTACCGCTGATGTAGCAAACGGGGCTTTGACAATGCTGACCACTTCAGCTGCAGTCTGGAACCCATTTTTAATCATCTGCACCGTCCAATTTTCACCCAAAGCAACGTCTTCATTGTCAGCTGATGTGACTGTCATAGCCAACGATGGCTCCAATACAAACGATTGGGAAGCCAAGTTCTTCATGGCGTCTGTTGAAGTAATCTTGTCGCTTTCAACCCTTGCTCCTTCTTTGATACCCCACTTAGCAACTGAATCTGCGTCCTGTACCTTGAAGGGTGAGAATGCTGGTTGATCCATGGTTGATACAGCTTGAACTGTGTTTACAATGCTGGTTGCGTCATATTGTAGTTGTACTGCGGAGGTGTCGTTGCGATACCTGAATACCTTGCGGGTATTAGTAACGTATGAATCTTTATCGTACAAATGAATGACCTTATTATCAGGAACGATGGCATATACACCGAATGCACTCTTGATTGTCGACAGCCCTTCGATGATTGACGTGTTACCAAAATCCGTTAGCGTATTGTTGCTGTCGAACTTACCATGAATCTGATATGAGTAGCCATCACCAATATCTGTGAGCAGAAAGTTCAAGGCGTCTGTCAGACTGAATGAATTATCACCCGTTCTAACGTTGTACTGGAACCGATTGTTGAGCTGGTAAAAGATGTGTGTTGCCGTAACTGTTACGTTGTTCACCCCACCAGTATTGTTATCAGTCACCTGCTTAATCACGTAGGTTTGACCGTCATACTGCACCAGATTCTCCACTTGTAACAAGGAAAACCCAAGTGATCCATCGTCATACGCTTGGAAATCAACTTGGTAAGATTCATTCTTCGTACGGGTGAGCTGAAACGTGCTGAAATTCAATGAGGATAACGCTTGTGTGGACTTACCGTCCCTCGATTGAATAACTACCTTATCTTTGCTGTATGCCATTTAGAAGTACAAGAATGGGAAGCTGAAGGTAACATTGGCACTGCTTAGTCCACTTAAACGAATGTCATTATCTCCACGTTCCAACTCGATGTGCCCAAAGTCCGTGTCTACGTCAGTTGACCCATTCAGTGTTGGTATTACACCATTCAATACGAACGTGTCACCGTTAGCCATCGCCTTATTCAGCGTGATACTGGTGCCATTCGTCTGATTTGTCAAAGTAAATGCACCCGAACCTTTTACTGTAATCACAAAATCATGGTGGTTAACATAGGGGTCAATGGCCACATCTGAAGGGTTGTAAATATTGAACTGATTACTGGTACCAACATAGCTCAACGGTCTGGCTGGTAGATTCATACCGAAACCCAAACTGCCTAAGTCATCAGGTAACTTATCTGACCTGACCAAACTCTGTGCCATGCCACTTGGGTTGGTAAACACAAGGTCTACCGTGCCCTGTGAAGAGGCTTGAATCGGTGTGATGTCTGTTGGGTTAGCCAATACCCAAAACGTCTTAAATGGTTCCAGCGTGCTTCTAAGGCGTATTAGGCCACGTTGGTAAAAGACACGGTTTAACTCTGCCTTGAGTAGCCTGAAATCAGCCATGTTGCGCCCCTTAATGAACAGTGATACCGTGACTTGATTGGCTCCGTAGGTGGCTGTCTGTAAGCGTTGGCCGTCTGAGCCGGCTATGGTTAGCCAGTCACCTGATAACTGGGGCGCTGATGACTTCATATCCAGAAACTTCACAGATGGAAGTCTGGCCGTCAAGTCATATTCTTGGCCACCGTAGGGCTTTACGAATAATTTCATAACAGGCATATCCTTTCATTAAATTGATTGATAATTGTGTGTTGCTTGAGCCATGCCCATTTGATTCATCAGGTTGGGTAAGTTTATACCACCTTGAGCCTGCATTGTCTTGAGCTGGTCTTGGTTAACGCCAAGCATGAGTGACAATAACGTGATTACGTTGTCAAACTTTTGCTCCAACTGTGTTGTATCTGATTGAACTACAACCTGTTGTGATTGTACGCCATTAATACGTTGGTTAGCTTCTGCAAGCAACTCGTTAGCACGCATCTTCTTAGCTGGGTCAAGTGGAATGATAATCTCCGGAATGTTTTGCTCTGCAACTTCATAGAAACCGTGTTGTGAGACAATGCCGCCTTGAGCGTAACCATGGCCTTCACCAAGCCCCGCCAAGTTTGAACCATAACGGTTTTTGGCGTAAGCCAAAGCGGCCAGCAAATTATCGTAACCATTGAAAATGTTCTTATGTCCTGGAAAGGCATAGGCATTAAAGGTCGCTGAGATAGTTTGCATAAGACCCTTAGCGAGATCACCAGTAATCGTGTTGATGTCAGTGTAGCCACCTTGGACTGCCTTTTCGTTACCACCTGACTCGCTCTGAATTTGGCGGAGAACCTTGTTTACCATAGATTCAGACGTTGACAAACCATTCTTATCAAGCGCCTTAATAACCAAGTCCTTCCAACGCTGTACACCAGAACCAGCCGGAGCAGATGCTCCCTCGTCATCGTGCTTCTTCTTCAAAGACTTGAACAGGTTGACGATTGGATCTGCGATACCTTGAACCAATCCGTTTGCCATAGCTGGTGCGATGTTAGTTACCAGAGGGCTTCCTGCGATACCAGATACCGCCTTGTTCATAACATTACCCAAAGCCTTGATTGGGTGTGCGATGAACTCTGTTAGCTTGTCCCACTTGTCTTTAATCCAGCCGATTGCTGTATCAAGCCAGTTATCAGTACCATTGGCAAACTTAGGTAGGGCATGGGCTGGGATAACCGTTTCACCACCTGAGAAATTAACCAGTCGGTTGCGACCTTCAAGGACCGTAGCACGCCCAGAATTATCAATGATTGCCTCTTGATAATGCTCTCCTGGGGCGTCATTAACGATTGCTAACCCCTTAGGCGCCCCCTTGGTACCATTGGCAAACTTCGGAATCTTACCGATGGCTTCCTTCTTACCACCAAACGTATGGATAACTGTGTTAATACCACCAATACCATTATTGATGACACTGATAACGTTATTGATACCATCACGGGCAAAGTCCTTTAAGCCGTTCCACATGTCAGACCAGAATCCTGATACCTTGTCCTTAATACGCCCAAACAAGTTCCATACTGAACTACCGAAGTTCTCAATTCCGTGCTTGATAGAACCAGCCTTCTTACCGAAGATTGACTCTACATAGTCCCACAGTGCATTCCAGATACCTCGAATGTCTTTACCAAGATTTCCCCAGTTTCCTATAAAGAAATCAGTAAATGTCTTGATAATACGCTTGTAGATATTGATGTACTTATCGAATACGTTACTTACGTAGCTCCACGTAGCGTTCCAAGCTTTACCAATGTCATCAGTAAATGAATGCCACCCCTTACTGAAGCTACGAGTGAATGAGTTGTAACCCTTCGTTACTGATGACCACGCATTACCAAACCACTTTGTAATTCCTTCAAAGAATTGCTTAGCAGACTTTACCAATCCGTCTACGAATTGTCGGAACTTTTTATTGTGCTTATAAAGCAGTACGAAGCCAGCTACCAAAGCCGTGATTGCCACGATAACCAAGCCAATTGGATTATCTTTAAGGGCAAAATTGAATGCTTTCTGGGCAACCGTTAGCGCCTTTTGGGTGGCAGTAGCAAGTTTCTCGGAATGTGCTACTGCATCAACTTTCTCACGCATTGAATTAAGCGTATCAAGTGTTGATCCAACGCCCCTACCAAAGTCAGTTAGCTTCTTCACTGCAAAGGCACTTACCATCACAGCACCTAAGGCTTGTATGTCACGTTTATGTGCCAATATGTTGGTTAAGGCTGTATTGACAGTTTTTAACGGGTCATGTGCCTTATTGGCATTAGTACCAATCAGCCCAAACGCTTGTGCAATAGCGGTAAACGTTATCTTAATGGTGTTCCACATTGCACCGCCAAGGATACCTGCAATGTTGGCAACAGATGAAATCATTTGCATGATGTCCTTCTGATGTTTACGAATATATTCAATCATCTTGGCAACGATTCCCATTACAGATGACATAGCCTTAGATATGGCCTTAGCATAAGCTTCCATCGACTTATCCGAGGTAATATCAAGGATATTGGCCTTCATTTTTTTGGAGATATTGAAGCTTGATTGTTCGATTTCCCCAAACAATTGCGCCTTACGCTTACTAAGGTACATTGTCATACCTTGGAATGATGTCATGGCTTCTGCCTGACCGTCTTTATACTTTGACCCCAGCTCGTCCATAGCAGATACGAAGACGTCAGACGTCAACTTACCTTGTTGGGACATTTGTCGAAGTTCTTCCATCGACTTACCAGAAGCCTTTTGAACCGCTTCACCGAACATTGGGAATCGGTCAATCATCATGTTTAGGTCTTCCGCACCAACCTTGCCACCAGCCACAATCTTGGCAAATGTTTCCCCTGATTCAGAAAGTTGTGCGTCTGTTAAGTGCATTGTTGAACCAAGATTGATGAAATCCTGTGTCCAATTCTTCGTCTCTTTCACATTAGAGTGAACGTGATAGAACGCTTGTGCCATGTCGTTAACAGAGTCAGCTGTGTATATGGAGTGATTAGAAATATCATTAATGAAGTTTACTAATTCCTTACCATCTTTAGGTGTTTCCGTAGTTAGGGCGTGCCAAACAGTCTTCATGGTGTCTTGTTCTTTATTGAACTCTGCACCAGCTTCTACCGCACTCTCAATCGAATTTTTAACTGAACCCCATGCTTGGATAGCACCCTGCGCTAAAGCAGTTCCTTTGAACACTTCTGAAAAGGTTGAACTTGCCTTGTGACTCTCATGACCCAAACTTTTCATATTTGATTCAGCTTGACTAATAGCCGTGGCCGTCTTTTCTAATGCCAAACGTTGCTTACGAATTGCCTCGGTGTTAGTGTCCTCAGATGATTCCAGACTTTTTAAACGACATGACTGCTTTTCATAAAGCTCATTCATCAGGCGTATCTTGGTAGCAAGCCCATCTTTTGCTCTTGCAACTGCCTTAGTCTTGTTTCCTTCTGCGTCCAATCGGTCTGTTTGTAGCTTAGTTAACTCATCATTCTGCTTAATTTTCTGGTTAAGCTCAGTAATACCGTCTGCTTGCAATTCGTAAGACTGCTTAGCCTTGGCTTGCTGACCTATCAATGAAGTTAATTGTCTCTCAGCCTTAGTAATATCACTGGCGTACTTTTGATAAACCTGCTCACCAGCTTGCGTGCTGCGATTAATTTCGGCTTGTTCTTGCTTTAACTTTGCTAATACATCTTGTTGTCGTTGAACGGATTCTGTTAACCCTTTGTACTTAACCTCTGAAGCTCCCACAACGTCACCAGAAGCCTTCATCTGGGACTCCATTTGCTTCCACTCGTTTGTTGAGTCCTTTATAGCAGACTTCAATTGGCTAAGTGATTCCGTGGCTTTAGTGGTGTTCAAGCCAATCTCTGTCGACATTAATCCGGCTACTTTTTCTTTTGCCATGTGTACCTCCTTTCTTTTTTATCCAAGTGATTGATACAGGTTCATCATGGCATCTGGGTTCTGCATTTTGTCTTCTTCTGAAGCATTCATAACTTCCATCAACTCTGCATAATCAGCTTCTTCAATGTCGTCTAAAGACCAGTGCAGGTTCTGCATCGTATCTTTTTCAAACATTCTTAGATCAGCCAGATGGTTTGTGTATGTCATCACTCGTTCAATCGGGGTTACTCTAAACCCTCGTCATCAGTTTCCGTCAAAGCCTTCTTAATCTCAGCTTCTGTCATACCCATCAAGCGCATGTTCAAGCGTTGTGCAATTGCCATAACGTCCTCTTGGCCCAAGTCTTCAAGTGCTTCAATCTCAGCTGGCTTAAGCTTCAACATGTCGACAACGTATTCAGTAACGCCGTCCAGTGCACCCAACACAGCTTGTAGAGATTCAACTGGTGCGTCCTCTTGCATAGAATCTTCCAGCGTGGCCAGCTTCAATTGAATGGCATATGTCTTCTTCAAATTCTTGACACTGGCCTTAACTTCAAATGGAGTTTTACGTAATTCCTTAAATGAAATTTTCATCGTTATATCCTTTCTTGGGTACAAAAAAAGGAGCTCACCTGATTATTCAGGTGAACCCCCGTTCATATTGGGCTTCTCACCCCGTTTGAGCCTCTTTATTGTCGTGGCTGTAGGACAATTGGAACGACCTTATACGCTGGGCGTGGCAGGTGCCGGAGCAACCGTAGTGCCAAATACATCAGCTTGCATGGCTGCCTTGTCGAACTTAGCATCAAGGTCTGAGTAAACCTTCATCGCCTCGTTGTTCCATGCTTCAACACCGAATGAAGTGAATGTCAGTTGGTCATCAACACGGACTTCGTTGTTCGTATCAGTTTGTACGTTGGCTGAAGTCTCTTGTACTTCACCGTTAGCAAATCCGAACCAAATTGAGTTAGTACGCTTGATGTTTTGCGTCTCAATCGTCATAGCAACTCGTGGGCGGTCACCTTGCAAATAACCACCCTTACCATCAGCAATACGACCCAATAATTTTTGCTTAATGTCGAATGGTAGATCATTAAAGTCCAACGCAACTGATGGCTCACCCTTCGTTTGTGTTTGGTCGGTTTTAGCGTTGTTACCATATACCGGCGTACCATTAGCTGAAATGTTAGTAATGTTAGCGCTCTTGGCACCAAGCATTGCTGTGGTTACGGGAAATAGACCGTCTGCTGACAATCCTGCGTCACCCTTCAATAGTTCTCCAGTTTCATTATCACGCAATGCCAATGTGATAAGCTTCAATCCTGCAATAGCCATAAAATGTAATTCCTTTCAAAAAAAATGAGCCAACCGTTATTGGTCAAGCTCATCAAGTGTTAGTGTTTTGTTTACTTCGATATTTTTAATCATTTGTTGCCCATCGGTTTGGCTAATATCCAAATACCGTGGCTGACTGTCCGTGATACGCCATTCCTTGGCTTCTAAGGCCTTGTACAGCGTTATCTCTTTACCAATAAGGTTCTCTTCGTCAATCCCGTAGAAGACTTGTAAACGATACCCAAAGGCCATCTCATTGAACGTGTTACCACCGTATGTCGTGATGTCTGAGTTGCTCTCAGTAATCAGCACTTGGGTGATATTCTTATTGTCGATAACTTCCTCAGGAATAGCATAAAAGTATACTTGCCAATCAGGGAAAACCGAATGAACCACGTTACTAATTTCTTCCACTGGTGTCATTGTTTGTTACTCCTATCGATAATCTGCTTGTATACCTCTGCTTGTGCTTCAACAATCTTAGCTTGCAATTGGGAGTCGTTACGTAGGTTATCGATGGCATGGTCACCGTTAATAGCAACCTGGCCACCCTTCTTATACTTACGTCCTTTTGCTGTGTACATCGGAAATTTCGTACCATTCTCAATGAAGTTAGCAATATAAGCCTTGTCCTTTGAGAACCCAACTGTTGAACTACCGTTTTTCATGCCGTCTACGTTGGTATTCTGTGCCATAACTGAATCAGCTAAGTGCGGGTCTTTACCAGTCTGCCTGTGTCGGTAGTGATTAGCCTTGTACTCTGTTTCAAGTTCCTTAGCAAACACATCAGCACCTGCCTTAGTAACCTTAGCCTTATCCTCAACCGTCATGTTGGTTGATAACGCTTCAGCATCTTCAATAAAGGCGTTCAAAATGTCCTCCAACGATTGTTCTGCCATACCCTATGCCCTCCGTTTCAATGTAACGAAGTCATACGCAATAATGGCATTACTTTCATCTGGTGAGTATTGCACAACGTCGTACATCACGCCGTCAATCTGGGCTACCTTAATACCTTCCACAGCGGTGTTATGGCGTACCACGATAACCTTAGTATTATCGAGTGCTGTACCTTGAATTTGATACTGTTGGTTCAACGTGCGGAGTTTAGGTGCACACCATACACTGAATTGTTCCATAAAAATTTTATGAATAGAACCATTATTAGCATTCTGTTTAGATTCCACAGTACCAAACGCGACCTTACGATTGAACTCAGCTGCCCTCATGTTGTTCCTCCCATTCTGCATACTTACCACGCAATTGGCCAACAATAGAATTAACCGTAGCATCCATACCAATGGCTCTAGTTTCTGTCATACTGATGCGGTACGTGTATAACGTGCCAGCATAGGCATAGACAGCAGTTTCGTAACGGTCAACAACAGCAGGTTGAGCATAGAAATTGCCATCCGTTCCAATTGCATCCTTGATGTAATTTTCAGCTGCAGACAAGTAGCCATTGATAATTGCGTCATCATCAGCAAAATCAACGCGCATTAGTGTCTTGAATTGTTCAATATTGACCGTCATTTAACTCACCTGCCTATTAAGCTTGCGTTCCGGCTGCAGCAGCTTGTTGAACAGTCTTTGCAGTTTGGTCAGCAATAGCCGTGAATGACCCCGCCACAAATGCATCGGCATCGGTTGCCTTAACATCAAAGCGATCAATAACACGTAGCTTCGTCAAGTCCTTTTCAAAGGCACCACCACCGATGTTAGTTGACAACAATGACATATTCTCACGGTCAAACAACGTTACAGCTTGCTTCAAGTCACCAAAGTACAAAGGCATTGCACCCTTGTTTGAAGGCAACCACTTGTCAGCGATTTCGATTACTTGCTTACCCTCAATCATGTAGTTTTCAGGTTGAGTAACATCACGTTGCAACAAGTAACGTCCGTCTGCGTCCTTAACCGTTGCCAAAACAGCAATACCAGACGTGTTAGTCATGAAGAATGACGTTGCACGGATAGCTGGGTCAACAGTAGTCAACGCCATCTTCTTGATGTCATCGAACGTTGCCAATGTTGGCTTAGTTGGTGCTGCGTTCATAACAGCGATGATGGCATTGTTACGCGTAACAACAACCTTCTTCGCAATCCATGATGACAACCATGCCAAGATGTTTTCTGCCGTATCCTTCAACAACGTGTTAGTTACCGTCGTGATACCTGCATAACGCTTAATCAAGTACTTGACGGTTGATAGCTTAGGGTCGTCGTTGTCGGCAATTTCACCATCTTCTGCATCCAAGTTAGTCAATGGCGTGATGTCCGACCACTTCTCAAATACACGTGAACCGTTAGGCGTTCCAACCTTTTCAACGTTGACGTATTGCTCCAATGAATCATATTGACGCTTCAACGTATTGATAGCCGTCTCAATGTCTTGTGGAATCGTCAAACCAATTGCGTTTCCATTTTCGTCAGTTGATGATGAAACCAAGTTGACCACCTTTGGGTCATTCTTCATCATTCCGACAAAGTCCTTAACAAACTTGTCCTTGATATTGACCTCTTCGTCGTTCAATGGCTTCTTGCCAGCGTCTGGGTCGTTCAAAACTGCATGTGCTTGGTCTTCAACGGCACGATCATAGTTGTCCTTCGCCAAGTCACGCTTAGCCTTTGCAACTTCGATGTCGTTCTTAATTGAGTTAATAGCGTCAACGTCTGCTGCGTCGTCGTTCACCAACAAAGCCGCCTTGTTTTGCAAGTCAGACAATCGTTGCCCAGCTTCAACCCATGCGTTGTTTAATGTTTGAATATCCATATGTTTTTACCTCGTAAATTTATTTGTCTAGCAAAATAGCCAACTTGCGGGCTTTCAAATCGTCCACAGGCTGGCTATCAGTCTTGTTATTCATTTCTTTTTGCTTCTCATTAGCTATGATGTTCATCAGCTTGTTAATGGCTGACTTAGGTGGCAATGCAGCTTCCAGTGAATTAGTCACCAGTGGCGCATTTTCATCTACAAACAAGATACTGTCTGCGAACCCCTGATCAACTGCATCTTGTGCATTCAGCCATGTTTCGTTAGACATCATTTGCAACAAATCAGCTTGTGACTTACCTGTCTTTAGTTGATAGGCATTCGCAATTGACTTATCAGTGTTGTTTAGCATTGCTGATGCACTGTCCATGTCATCAGAGTTGCCACCTTGGGTAGTTGATGCCTTGTGAATCATCATTTGAGCGGTTGGAGCCATATTCACCGTGTCCCCGGCCATCGCAATTACAGATGCAGCACTAGCTGCTAGCCCTTGCACATTGACCGTGACGTTGCCTGGATATGCCTTCAACTCTGAATAGATTTCACTGGCTGCGAACACGTCACCACCAGGTGATGAAATATTCACCACAACATCATCAACTTCACCATCATTCAATACGTCTGCCACTGACTTAGGACTTGTATAGTCCATGCCAAAGTAGTCATAAAACCATGCGCTATCGTTATCCATGACAGCGCCCTTGACGTTAATTTTCTTCATCTTCCTTTTCACCTCCCTTCAATACTGGCTTAGGCATAATTGCAACCGGCATATCATCAGGCAAATATCCTTGGTTTCGCACCAGATATTCAAATTGGTTTTGGCCAAGTGCACCTTGCTTAACAATATTTGCCAACATACCAAGATAGTCATCACCCATTGGGTCGATAGCTGGTCGCATGTCTGCCGTGATGTTCGCTGAAAGCTTAGTGTTTAACTCACCAACAACGGCACTCACAAAGCGATTAAGCGCGTTTGCGTACAGCCCTTTGATTTGGTCAAGTGACGATTGTTGGTCGCCTGTACCGTTCAAATAACTGTCTGGTACGCCATAAACCTTGGCAATTTGGGTCGAAGTCCAATTGACCTGTCCCAAAAGTGCTGCAACATTGCTTTTGATTTCTAACGGCTTAAACTCTTCCAAATCATCAAGCACAATTGGACCGCCATTTGAAGCGGTGTATTGACTCATGAACTGCTTGGAACGTGATGCCTTGGTTTTCCAGTCAAGCAAACCGCCACCCTTGATAGACAGCACACCGTTTGCATTAATCGACTGCTTCAACGCTTGAATTGTTAGCTTGTCGCTCTCTCTTTTTACGTTTAATTCGTTGCTTAATGCCGTGAGTGGACTGATACCAGTCAAACCACCGTTTGTGCTCATCAATCGAACGTGGATAATGTCACCCTGACCAAAGAATTGCGTACCAATCATCGGTTCATCGAATGACACTTGATATAACAACCCGCTACCGTCATCGGTGATGTACGGTTGAACTTGTGAAGGCCGTAATTGTTCCCAACGTTGGTCTTGTCCGTTAGCATTGCGCCAACGATAAGCAAACGCTTCACCGTTGAACAACATTTGAGCAAAGAATGACTGCCAGAATGCGTGCGGGTTAGTTCGTGGATCAGGGTTATTCAAAATACCCTGTGCACGTGTTGCATCCGCAATTAATCGTGAGCTTGCAAGGTCGCCACTGACTTGTGAAACCAGCGAGTACAAATCACTGTTATGAATTGCTTCACGCACAGACACATAATCTGAATTACCACCAGTTAGAAAGTTGACAATGCCGTTATCTAAACTGCCACCGTCAGAAGTAGCTGCGAACATGTTGCTAATCTTGGGTGGCTTGAATACTGCCATACTCCGTTACTCCTTTCTGTTAGTGTTGGTGCCATTGTCGATAAGCATGACGCCATATCCGGCAACAGCAAGTGCAATAGTCAGCGAAATTCCACCAACCAGTGCATTAATCGTTAAAAACATGGTCAAAACAAAAACGACTAGTGCCAAGCTGAACAAAATAACGTCCAACCTAGCCCTAATCGCTCGTGCCAAGCCTTTAATTTTCTTAGTAATCATCAAGTAACCCGCTTTCTGCGCTGTTGAACCAGTCCGCAACTTGCTGTGCACTCATGTGTTCAACTTGCCATGTGGCATCATTTACCATTCCAAACTCTTCAAAGTGATACATCGCTTGTGTCATGGCGTCGATAATAGCGTCCACAACGTCAATTTTTAGTGTGGCTTTTGTCTTATCAACTTGAATTCCCACACTATCTTCACGTAGCACGGCATTCAACAACGCCTTTTCCATTGTGATGTCGTCCAATCGGTCAACCGAATTCTCAACAAAGATACGTTGTAAGAACTTGGTGGCGTCTTTCAGCTCACCTGTACGCTGCCTAATTGGTTGTAGTGGGAACACTGAATTGTTTTCCAGCATCTTCACCATGTTAGTGGCTCCCATTGCATCGTAGCCAAAGAACAGAACGTCCAAGTCATTTTCTTCAACATAATCAAGCAACCAAGCGTAAACTTCGTCGTCATTAATCATCCCTTGTTCGTGGCTAGTAATGGTGGCATAGCCAAGTCGTTCAGCTTCACGGTAGTTGATACCGTCCTGCTTCTCTTTGGCTTCAATAGAACCAGATTTATGCCACGGTATGAATGAGTGTTGTTCAATGTGCCATCGTCCATTACCTTCTGGATCAACATAAGGATAAACAAACGCAAGTGCTGTGTTATCGGACATCATTGAGTAGTCGAAGCCAATGTAAACTTGGCGTCCACGTATATCGAAGTCTGGAACAACAGCGCTTTCAACATCAGCCAAGTTTAAGAAGCTGTCAGCTGATTGTGCCAGCCACATGTTCATGTTTTTGGTTTGGAACGCTGGCAAATCACCTTGCAGCATCTTTGTATCGCGTTCAGTTGTCAAACCCTTTAGCAAAACATCATGTTGACCGTTCAAATCAAGCAACGGGTTCGACTTCACCCAAGTTTCAGGCTTAAATGTCTCATTTAGGCTGTCTTGCGCCCAAACTAGCACCAAATTGTCGTCATTTGCGCGGTTCCAGTCCTGTTCCATGATTTGCTGACCAGCCTTTTGGTCGTCATGAAACGGCACCGTTGGGTCTGGGTATGATGTCGAAATTTGAATGAATTGCTTGTTAGGCACCTTGACCTGACCAGAAGTAATCTTGGCAATCTTTTCACGACTTTTAACTTCACCAATTTCATCAAAAACGGCTGTCTTGAAGTGGAACGAGTCGTATTGCCCTGATTCATGACTAATGGCTCGCATTACATTGTTGAAATTCTTCATAACAATCTGGTCATTTTGAACTTTCAATCCTGATTCAGTAGCCAACGATCTCCATGGGTCAACCATCGTCATCTTATTAAGTGCTGTTCCAATATACCCGAACAATTTACTAGTTTGTTTCCAATTGATAGATGCAACTAGATAGTCTTGGTTAGACAATCCAATTGACTCAATCATGAAGTCATAGGCCATAAGAATAGCCATTAGATAAGTTTTACCTTGTCCGCGCGCAACTGACAGAATAGCCGTTGTATATCGTTTGTTACCAAGGTGGTCACGCCACCCAACCAACTGAGTTAGCGCAAACTTTTCCCACGGCATAAGTGGCATTGGTTCACCGGTATCAACATCAGGAAATACACTCGCAAATTGAAGTATCTTGTTGGCTTCCCTGACGTTGTAATGGTAATCGAACGAATCATCTGTTTCTGAACGCACCAAGTCTTGAATATGCCGGAACGCTGCAAGCTTAATCATGTAGCCAGCCAGAACATCACCATCTAGGACACTGAATACGTACTTTGTTCCAGCGTCCTTGTATTTGGTTCTGATATCTGCGTAATCGCCATGTAGTTGCTGGTACCAACCTAGAACGTCGTGTGATTGAGTTAGATCAACTCTCATCGTCACCACCTCCATTCAATAGCGCTTGCAGTTGTTCCGTAGCACTTAGTTTGTCTTTTCCGTCGTCCAAACTCAATTGCATAAGTTCAGCACGGCTGGCAGGTGATAAACCAAGCTCACTACCTAATGATTTCAACTGCTTAATGGCATCCGAGTAAATCTGTGTGCTTGGGTTGCGCTTATAGCCCGTCATATCGTTAGCAATCACATCACCGGTCACTGGGTTAACCACCGTCTTATAAACTTTGGTAACTTGACCATTCTCTTTGATATCTTCATAGGCATTTCGATAAATCTCGTATTGACTTGCGTACATTTCAACCAAATTCTTATCCAATGGAGCCATCTTGTTTGAAGCATTAAGTACGGGCACCATTTTGCGCCACATAGCACTTGCAATCTTGCCTAAGTGATGTGGCGGTGTAAGCGACAAAACCGCGTCAGACTCGCTTTCATAGCTTTTTCGTGGCACCTAACATCACCTCCTTAATTGCTGGGTACCCCCCTATTAAAATTTTTTCAAAATCAAACTTTTCTACAAGAACACAGTAATGTGTGTGCTTTTCTTTTGAGACACCCAGGGGCGGGGTCATTTAATTTTCAGAACGTGTTCGATTAATTATGCCTAACAAAATAAAAAGCGCTTAAAACGGCTCTCATTGCGTTTTAGCGCTATCCATAAAATCTGGTAAGTACTCAATATCAGGCACTGCTGCCACGTTCTTCAATTCGTTCCCTGCTCCTGTACCGTAATACTCCTGCTCCCAACGTGTCTTGCCAGTGTGGCATGCAGCACAGATGGTTGCTAGGTTGCTTAGGTCATCACGCTTGCTTGGAGCGAACTCATAAGGAATGATGTGGTCAACTATCTTGCCTGGCGTCATCCGTCCATTCGCCTTGCAGTATTGGCATAGGTAGTTGTCACGCTCTAGCACTGCTGGTCTTAGTCCATTCTTCCATTGCTTATTCCGATAGAACTTATCTTGTTCCAACTTGGTTTCATTACGTACTCGTTGCGTCTTATTGTAATTGCGATAATAGTTTTGCGTATGCTTGTCACTCCACTTCTTACGCTTTGCAAGATATTCAGATTCGTGATCTATATGCTCACTACAATAATGATTGGGTGAACTCGCTAATTTATGGCACTTGATACCCGCTGGACTTACAAATCTACAGATTGTCATTTTGGGCATATCGTTCTCCCTTATACCTATGCATTCTCATATCACAGTCGCCTGACGAAATCCCTTAGATTGACCACGCTTGTCAGTCATATCAAAGTAATTGATGTCAAATTCCTTATGATTTTGAGTCTCTGTATCAGTATTCCAATCAATCATAAGGCTAATCAAAAATTTGTCATTAACTCTAGCAATCAACTCGCCATCTACCCACACCTTTGGTACATCACGAATGTCATCAAACTCAATACGTACGTGCGGTTGATCCGTTGCGCGCACTTCATCAGCGCCGTAAATGTACGTAGCACGATTGATATTGTTACTCTTAATCAACTGCTCATTAAGTTCTTGTGCATATCATTACTCCTTTTCAGTGCAAAATAAAAAGGCTACCCAGTTGGATAACCTTTTTAAGGTGTATTTGGTTAGTTATATACCGCCAATACTTTAAGCCCTTTTCATCATAGCATTTTTGCATAGTTATAGCGATTTCTCAAAACATCAACATCTTTGGGCAAAGTATTCAACACTTACACTTCAAGTCATTATTTAAACCAATAAACTAAAAATAAAACAAGTTAGACATACATACAAAAAGAGGTCCGCCAACAAAAGCCAACGTCCCTCATATCATGTTTATTATATCATCAAATGAATCTCTAATCATGTATATTATTTGTTCATTTTAAAATATCACGAATTTTCCCATTTCTCGAGGACTGCCCCATGTTAATT